TAATATTTCGTAGTAGCCCCAGTTCCTACAATACTCAGATGGAAATTATTATCATCAAGTTTAGAAACATAATAATCAATAGTAGTAGAAAGTCCAGATATAGCAGATGTTCCAGCAGTATATTCAACAATTTCTCCAGTCTTATAACCATGATTATCAATCTTAATTAAATTAAGAGCAGTATTAATTCCGCTACTTACAATATTTCTTTTTTTATTTTTATATCCCTCTCCTGGATCAGTAACAACAATATTAGATACTATATTCTTTTTACTAGAAGATTGAATATTCTGATTACCAGTTCCATAATCTGAGAAAGATACAGTGCTTACTCCAAGTAATGCATCGCTATAACTGGTATGAAGTTTAATCTTAGAATCATTTACAACTTGTACAAAGTAAGAAGAATCTGTAACTAGACCTACAACAGCATCTCCTCCATTACTCTTGTAAATGACTCTTTCTGCAGGGGCAAATTTATGGTAAGTTGAAAATCCTATAGTAGATCCCCCAGATGTTTCAACACCTACATTCCCACCTGCCCTTTCAGCATTAAAAGCAATGGTATGTACAATATCAGTTAAAACAACGTCAGCAGAAGCAGGCTTTACTGGATTTCCTCCAGAAATAGTAACAATGGGTTGACTAACATAATCAAATCCAGTATCTGAAACTTTAATTTCTTCTAATTTCCCTTCAACTGCACATATTCCTGTTACTCCACTTCCTACAGCATCGAACACATGGAAAAGAGGAGGAGATATAACATCATATCCTTCTCCTCCATCTATTATATCAACATTTCTTATATCACCATAAATTACTTGATCTCCTGATTTATAGTTAAGAATCTCTACCCCATTTACTAATATCCCAGTATATCCAGTTTCTGTTTCATAAGAACCCTCTTTTTTAATAGGAGAAGTAATTTCCCTATAAAGTTTTTGAGGAGATAATGATTTTTGATAATGGGGATAATAAATGAAGCTGTTATCATCAACACTTCCAGATGGAGAAATATATGTCTCATCATATAGATCTGCTCTACTTCTGGATAATTTAATACTTGTAGCATCTACCCTATAAACATAGAAGACACCTTCATCCATATTATCAAACTTACTAATAGAAATATCTGTTTCAATTTCTCCATCCACCACTGAAGTAGATGTAATAGTCCCTGGTTGATACCAAATTGCATCTCCTGTATAAAATCCATGGTCTGCTGACCCACCAAAATTAATAGTCTCTGAATCTGCTCTCCCAGAAAAAAGTTTAACCTTATCATAAGTAGAAAGTTTTTCATCCTCACCATAACTAGCAAGAGAATTAGATGCTATTAAAACATCATCATTAAATTTTGCATATGTATTTTGAACATTAGCAACCGATTGATTAGCTAATACATGTTTATCCAGATAATTACCTTTTAAAATTTTATTTTCTACTGTATATGATTGAGTAACATCTACATTAGAATCTAAAATAACTTCAAATCCAGCTGAAGAAATTTTCTTAATAACACTTCCAGATGTTTTTCCTCCTAAAGGATCAATTAAATCTATTTCATATCCTCGTTTTAAAAAATTATCATCAAAAGTTGAAATATCATACTTCTTTTCAGTAGAATCAAGAATTACAATTCTACTTACGTCCCATTTAGTTTTAATATTAAAAGTCCAATTTTTAGATGGAATAATATCAGATTCCATTCCTAAAGATTGAAGTCTAATAGTATCATTTACATTATACAAATAAGTAGATTCATTTAACTCTAAATCTTTAAGAGTAGTAGAAATCCTAACTTTTATTTGATTAGAAGTATTAATTCCACTATAAGCATAAGCATAATCATTTAAATGAATATTTGTTTGGTCACTAATGGATCCACTTATTGTTTTTCCTGCTCCTGTTAAAACTCCAAAAAACTGATCTACACTTTTATTCTCATAAGTTAAATTAAGAACATATCCATTAGAATCAAAAGTAGTTAATTTTCCATCTTTAATTGGAAATCCAACAGTTGAATCTACATCAAGAATAGTAGTACCTGCTCCGATAGTACCCAACAGTTGAGTCTTAGGATTTGGTTCAAATTGTCCATAAATTGTTCCGGTTAAATCAATATCTCTTTGATAACCAGAGTCTATACTAATTTGATAATATTGACCTTCCCCATATAATACTTTTTGAACATTAGTAACTGTTCCACGTGCTTTTGTACTCTCTTGGAATAAAGTAAGATTCTTGAGATCTAAAGGATCACCTTGAACTTTTTCTACAACATAATCTTCAGTAACAAGGTAGTCACTAGAAGAGGGTCTGAATAAAAACTCACTAGGCTTAATAACCTTTACTTCATCGCCATAAAGAGCCTGGAACAATATCTTGAAGGATTGATCTGTTCCTTTAGAATCATAAAAACTACTAGCATTAAAAACAAAATTTCTTTGATCAAGGCCACTAGCTAACTGTCTTTCAGAAAAGCCTGGAGCAAACTGATACTTGATCTTTTTAAAGAACTCTTTAAGAAATAAAATATTTAAATTTTGAATTATAGCGCCTGCACTATGCTTTGCTGCTTCAGTTGATTTAAACTCTAATTTATCTGGAGTATTAGTTCCAATATAAGTGGTGATACCACTGAATCCTCTTATACAATTCTCAAAGGAAGTTGTTGTTTTATTTCCATAAAATATAATTTCATCATCAATCTTTATTAGACCATTTGCTTCTGGGAATCCCTGAGTAAAGTTTGTAGAAGCACCTGTACCAACAGTTGTATCTACGAATGAAAGATCAGTATTTAAAGTAGTAGAATCCTTAAGATTATATAATTCATCGACTTTTACATATTGATCTATATTCTGTATGAGATCATATGTTCCTCCATCAATTTCTTGCGATAGATAATATTGTTGTAGAAACTCCCCAAGAAGAGGAAAATCTTCTTGTACATACGTCGGAAGTTGGCTAGTAACAAGATCTTGTAACTGGATTCTATCTATTGCCATTTACTTAATATTATTAATAAGTTGAAGAGGAAGTGTAAATAGGATTACCACGAACTAATTTGTGTTCGTAGCTGGATTTAACCAAATAATTACTACCAGATTGATCATTTCCAGAAGAAATTCTATCATCCACCATACTAACCTCCACGTTATTCATATCTATCTGCAAATAAAGATCCTGTAATCCAATAACATCATTAGAATAAGGTGTAGCAGAAATTTCAATTAAAGGTGTTCCACGATTTATATCTGTAGATATAATTTTGATTGCATTTAATTTTACTTCACCTTTAATATAATCAATACTGCCTACTCCTTTTTTAACAACTACAACTTCTGTGGGGGAATTTAATTTAAACAATAGCAATTGTCCAGTTTCAAGATCTGAATTAGGTTCATCACCCAAATAGACAGTATCACTAATACCACTCACCTTAAATCCAGAAGATCTAATATTATATCCAATAACAGTATTATTCATAACTGGAGCATGTCCATGGTTCTTGATATAGAATCTGTTTCCATAACAAATTTCATATCCACCAAATGAACCTAATACTGCTTCAAGATCTCTTCTCATATCAACTGTGGTGATATTAGAAGTTACTGCTTCATTACTGTCATCAACAATTTTTTGGAACTTACTATATTTAAATCTTCCACCAAATTTATTTAACTGGGTAGAATTAGAGTAATTTAAGATATTACGTAAAACAATAGATTTTACATAATCAGCACTAGGTGCTAGGTTGGTATTATAATAAACATTAGAATTTGTCTCTATCCATAGATATTTTAAATCAATAATTTCAGGAACAATTCCAGCAACAGAATATTTTTTCAAGTCATTAGTAATAGTTCTCTTAATTGAACTTGAGAGATGAGTTCCATTATAGGGTTTAATGCTTATAAAGACTTTTCCAAATTGTGGAGGACTTAAATCTTCTCCACCAAAGGCAGAAACAGATTCTGCTTCTGGATAAATTTGAGGAACAATTCCTTCATAATCAGAAGAAGTAACAGCTCTATTTTTAGAAGAGAAAATCTGGGTAGAATATTTTTTGATAGACTCAACACTTTCAATTGATGACCCACCATAAGAAGCAATATCTGTACTAAGAACTGAGATCCCAGTAGTTACACCTTCATCATTTTGATCTAGAAGTTGTCCTGCAAAAGAAAACTCAGAAATATTATTCCCTAAAGCCCCACTGGAAACAATATAAGTAGCTTCAATATAAGATAAAGATTCTTCACTTAACTTCATTCCAAAAATTCCATCCCCAAACAATAATTCATATCTTTCATTTTCAACTTCTTGGATGAAATATATGGGTGTTTGAGAAGTAGCGTCATATAAACTATCAAATTGTCTGAATACTCTTGAAAGAGTAGAGCTTTCATCTCTTTTTACTATGACTTTCAATAAGCTAGTATCAATACCAGTGTTTGTTAAAATATATCTTTCATTAGGAGTTCTTGAATTAACAGTAAAAGATTGCTTAATATAAGTTCCTTCATAAATGGGAATATTTTGAAAAACTGCTATTCCATTGGTATTAACAGTGACTTTTGTTTCTTCCAGCACTGAAAATACAAAACTAGTCTTTCCAAAAAGCAAACTAGAAGTGGCAACAATTCCTGGTTGTAAAGTTACTGAGGAAACGTTCTTACCTGATACATCTACCTCAAAAGAAATAGTTGCAGTAGCAGCTTTTCTGGACCTAGGCACATACCCTATATTCCTTGCCAGAGACACCACGTTCTCTCTGAGAGTGGCGCTATCAATGAATACCTCATTAGATAGCATATTAGCATTATATGAGGAAATATAGGTATTATAGGCAAGAGTGTCTATTATTGTAGATAGGTTCGATCCTTCAAAATCATAATCCGTAAAATTGCTATTAGCTTTCAAATAGTCTCTTATAGAGACCTTAATCTCATCAAAATCGATATTACTGAAATTAACTAGAGGCATTTATCTAGTGGGTTCTAGTGCGAATGAGAGTTCTTGTGGGGGTACATCAATCCCAACAATGTAGTATTGAATTTGTACATCAAATTGATTATCATCCGGATTTGCTTTTACAATTACTTCATTCAATTTAACTCTAGGTTCAAAATTTTCTAAAGTATTGATGATTTCTGATTTAATTGTAGATGCAGTTAATTTATCCAGGGTCTCAAATATTAAATTAGGTACTTGTGATCCTAAAATAGGATTAAAAGGACGTTCACCTGGTACAGTTAAAATTAAATTACGAACAGATCGTGCAATAGCGTTAGCATTCTTTAACTGTATTAGATCGCGATTCAGGGGATTAATCTGAAAAGTGGCACTAATATCTTTAAATGATTTACTGACCCTTTGGACAGGCACTATCGATACAAGAATTCTGTTTTATTTAGACACTAAAATTCATTTAATGTAATAGGATCTGTATCATACTCCAATCCTTCACTTTCTTCCTCTACAGAATAGAGGTCATTGTGCTCCGAAACCTTCTTTTTCTTAGGGATAGCATTATCATTAGCTATTTCTCTTAGATGTTCCATAGTTTTATTCGTCGTAAACTCTACATTCTTCTGCATCAGGATGATTATCACAGTAAACTTCTAATTTGCTGTCCTGATGTCTTGTATGCCAGTCATTAATACCAGTTTCTGGTTCATCATTCTTGTGATATTCATCATAATAAGCATGAGTACTCTCTAAGTCTGCCTTAGTGTACTCCATTTTACCATGATTAATGTGTTCTTTACCATCTGCTTCAATATAGACCTCATGGTCTAAGTCGTGTTTAATGTCAGTCATTGTTTCCGGCATCTGATATTACTATTTAACATACACATTACCAGATAAAGTAATTCTTGTCTCTTTAAATTGGTGTTTGGGAACTTTATGCCACAAATATGCAGGAAAAATGACAAATCTACCCTCTTTAGGACGCACTTTTTTGCCACTATCACTAAAAATAAAGGGCGAATGATACCATTTGGACTTTAAAAAGTATGCAATTGAGAATGCGCAAGGAAAATGAGAGTGTTCTTGAGCATAATCACCCTTATTATAGACATTTCCCCAAAAGTGAGGTATTGTTAACTCCGCTTTTTCTTTAGATCCAAGGAAATTATAGACATTTTTACTAAAATTCCTCTCTATTTCATTAATTAGGTATATTTTTA